GCCGCGGTCGATGCCGCCGTAGGTGTTCGTCGGCGTGACCGCGACCGCTGCCGCCAGGCCCGTAAGGGTCTTGCCGCCGTAGGTCGTGCCGTCCGAGTATACGCCTTGCGACTGAAGGTTGGCCATCGTCGCTTCCGCAACGTTGATCCGCGCCTCGATCAGGTCGATCATCTGCTCACGACCCGCGTTCTGGAGTTGCTCCAGGCCGCTCATCGTCACCGGGCAGGCGAGCTGCTTGATCGCAAACTCAGCCGCGGTGATGACGTCTTGCGCCGCAACGGGGAGAAGGTCATACCCGCTGTACCAGCCGCCGTTCGCGTTCTCAGCGAAGGAGATTTCCTGGAGGATGGTATTGCCGCCGCTGAACGGCTTGCGGTTACCGCGTCTGTTCAGGTACGCAGTAAGAGCGTTGTTCTTCGTAACGTTGTCGGCAATCTGACGTGTGCGCGACTGGATGGTCGTCGCTACGATGTCGGTAAGGTTTGGGAAAGCCATTTGTTTCTCCTTGAAAGGGAAGGGTTAAGCGGGAGACTGTTCGTCAAAGGCCGCTGCAATCGTATCGCGTAAAGACAGGTTTGAAGCGGCGATGGCGCCTCCTGCATTGCGAGGAGCACCACCTACGGACAAACTTGCCCTACGAGCGTGCGTAGCGCGAGTGTTCTTCGCGATCGCACGGGATTCGGCTTCTCTTTGAAGGAGGATTTTACGAGTGTCGGGATTTGCCCATATTGCAGACGAGTAGGCTTCGTCAAGGCTATTAGCCCTGCCGGACTCTACCAAATCTGCCATCAATTCCCGAACGTCGCTGAAAAACTCGTTCTTCTCATCTGAAGCGAACTGCTGCAACGTATTCGCTACTGTTTTTTCCGTATACTGTTGACGATAGACATCTTGTTGACGTAACTGGCCTTCAGCTATCGCTGCTCTACGCTGAGCCTCAAGAACTCTAGGATCAGTTGGAGGCGAGCTCAGTCGGTGAGTCAGTACTCCATCCAGGGTCTTTAAGTCCACCCCGTAGGACTGAATGATATTCGCTACAACCTCAGCCCGTTCCTGAACGGAACCGCCCGCCAGGGTTTTGATCGTACCAAATACGTCACCCATGAATTCCGTAGGGCTGGCTCCATGAGCATTGAGCCGCTCCATAAAGGGAGCAAGATGCTGATTAAACTCGTCAGCTTGTCGGATCTTTTGTCCTACCGAGCCGATCAGTCGAAGACTGTCGCCCTCGCGCCTCAGTACTTCTTCTTGTACCTCGCGGGGAAGTCCGGCCCATTTTTCCCGTATCGCAGGCTTCCACTGAGCAGGAGCCTTTAACTCCGTAGAAGCTGCAACAGCTACTTCAGCAACGGGAGCTGTAGGAGCGACTGCAGCAATTGCGGGTTCTGCACTCGCGGGCTTGGGTTCACGGGGCTTGCCCTCGCCGTCGTCACTCTCGGCTTCGATAGCTGTTTCGATGCTATCTCTGAGCGTAGGCTCGGGGACATCGACGATGTCGGTAACGGGGGGTTCAAGAAGTTCAGTTTCGATCATTTTCAAGTCTCCGGGGGAGTTTACGCCTTTTTTCGGCGTTTAGGTGGAATTTCAGGAAATTTATTAAGTGTCAGCAATTTCCGCCTACTGCAGGGCCAGAATTGCCAGTAGATACAGAACCACTAACCCCACCGTTACAATTACGAACAGCGTAACTCCCACTTCCCAGGGTTCCAGTTCCTGAGAGAACGTTGGAGGTGGAAGTTGTAGTGTTTGTAGTGTTGGAGACGTTTGCTTGGGGAGCTTGAATATAAGACGCGATCTGAGCATTTGATACATAGCCCGCACTGATTGCACGATAGCTGGCTTCTGTTTGGAGACGCGCGTTGTCACTTTGAGCTACCCCCAGTTTATAACTGAACCCCGCGAGGCCAATATTTGTAGCGGCGGGGACGATAATTGAAGCCCAACGAAATACGGCCTCACTTGGGTCGGGTATGGTTGGGAGGGGAGTCGCTTGGTAGTTTCCGATTCCCTGACCGGCTAGGGCCATCGCCACGGCTACTCTCGCCAGATCGCTCCCGCCCCTCGCGCTCTCGATCAGGGCTTCGTACTTCCTGGCATTCGCGGCCGACCGGGCCAACTCCACCCTCTCCCAAGCAAGTGTCTGGGCTGTTACCGCCGCGTAGTGATCCGTCGTTGCGCACGAGAGTAGCGTCAAGCTCAATACGACGATCAAACTGTATCTCATTACGATCTCCGATGATTAGAGCGCAGGCGCTAACGCCCAGGCCGACGACTATCAGACTCCAGTTTATGTATCGCACGAGCTACATCCTCCCTGGAAACCGAGCCGCCTTTGACTCGATATTCTTCACGCTTCGCTTGAGCTTTAGCCCAGGTCTCTTTGTAGTCGTCCATCGTAGTGAGCCCCGAGCGTTTCATGTACTCCTTATGCTTCGCACGGGAGGAGATATCTACCCCATCGGGCGTCTTGAGATCCTTGTAGTCGCGGTCGTTCCAAAGCAAGTATTGAGAATCTGGCAAGGGAGCCGAATAGTCAAGACTGACTTCGTGGAGCTTACCCGTTACAGAATCTTGGATGTATCGGCGCCTCATTGCGTACTCGCAGGTTTAGGTTGAACGGTTGCTTGCTTGAGTTGCTGCTTGTGCGCAGCATCAGCGTGGGCTAACTTTTGCTGCCCCGCCTGCTCGTCGATAGCGCCTTGTATCTCAGCTTGACGCAATTGGAGGTCGCTCTGCATAGAAGCCTTACGCATATCCATTTGACTCTGGACCTCATCTTGCCGAAGTTTTTGTTGGAACTGCGCCTGTTCCATCTGGGCCTTTTGTTGCTCCATTTGCATGGTCATTTCGGCCTTCATCTGCTCGACCTGAAGTTGAAGTTGCGCAAGTTGCTGCTTCACTTGCGCATCAACTTGAGCTACTTGGCCTTGCACTTGAGCCTTCTGTTGCTCTACCTGGATTTGTACTCCAGCCTTCTGTTGCTCAACTTGTCCCTTGGCTTGCATCAACTGCAGTTGTCCTTGAACCTTCTGTTGTTCAGGCGTAGGTTTGGGCGGCTGAGGATTCATCAGCTTCTGCTGAAGTTGGCCAAAGGTACGATCCAATTCGCCCTCAAACTTCTTGCCCACTTTGAAGCCCGCAAGGGAGAACTGTAGAAGTTGCATCAGGAACGGTCCAAGCATGGGATCATTCTGAATCGTCCCCATAGTCTCCTTCAGGTAATTCGTAATGGTCATCATGTAGTCCATGCGGTCTTGCTTCTCCGCCTGAAAATCTATGTCCGAAAGACTGTCGCTCTCGACGCGGCAACGTAGCAGAAATTCAGGTGCCTTGATGAGTTGCATCGCACCCTGTAGTAATTCAGGTTTCTCGTTCATAAACTGAGCCTGCGCAAGCCGCATGATCTCCTCTATGCCCATATGCTTACGCATCAACTGTACTTGAATATCGAACGCCGATGAGCAGTACTGAACAACCGCTTTCTGACGCTCCTGAATTCTCATAGAAGCGTACTGAGCCTTGATCTTTTGAGCCCCCAGTGTCTCACTCGCCTTGCTCGCTCCGCGAATAATATCTGACATGCCGGTGATCTCGTAAATCTGTTGCTTTACGTCTTCACGAGCTTTGAGCAATTGGTCGATAGTGACGACGATCTGTTCAAGCGGAATCCAGTCAATGACCCCCTTGAGCCCGCCCTTCTCAGCAAACTGAGCCCATTGGTCGACGGGGACAAGTACGTTTTCCGCCGCGTTGGAGAGAAGCGCGGGAAGCTGCGTATTCGCTCGGTCGAACACACCCGCTACGCGACAGGCTCGTACAAGAAGGGCGATTCGGGTGTTAACTTCGTTCAGTTCTCGGTACTGATCCCTTGCATAGTCGAAATCCGGTATGGGAAGGAGTGCTCCATTCGAGATCGTGGCGAACATAGGCATGGGACACGGGAAGAATCCATCCAACTCCAAGAAATCATCCCGCTGATCAAGAATCTCCTCATACCCCTTGGAGAACCACGTGATCTTCTCGCTTTCCTTGTCCCAAATCTCGTAGATGATCGCTTGCTGGAAGACATAGTTGCGCGATTCGACGATTGACTCGTTTTTCTTGGGTTGGAAGTCGAGAGCAACCCTCTTACCCACCTCATCCCCAAATCGTTCAACAAGTTGGTCTCTCGTCATGTAATTCTTGCGAGCGATCCAACGTACTTCCTCCCAAATGCGACAAGGCGACCAGAGCAGGTCTTCCCAGTAGACGTAACTATCCTGAAGCGCCTCACCCACTACCTCGTCATACTCCAGAGCTTCAGCCTCTGGATTGACGATCTTCTCCTCCTCAGTAAGTTCCTGAGTCTTGGTCTCCACATCGGCGTGGTAAGTGTGCCAACTGACTCCGGTACCTGGTACGAGCATATCCTGCACGCATTGGCGCAGAATAGTAGACATTTTGTAATCCGCGGTGTTGTTATGCGCGGTCAGCGCCCGCTCCAAAATCTCACAGGCTACTCGACCGACATCATCATGCGGATCTTTGAACTCTCGATTAACCGTCGGCTGAGGGTTCTGATTCATCAACGCCGTTTGGAGAATGTTTACGTTGGCGGCGAACAGATTGAAGCGGCGCTCGTAATTGATATCGACACCGGAACCAATGTCGAGGCGCTCCGCACGGAACTCCTTGACTATGCGCCGCGCCTTTCGCTTCCATTTATCCAGTTCCTTCTCGGAAGCGGTGATTTCAGCTTGCCAACGCAGGTACTCTCCGCCTGTCTGATCTTCCAGGTCTTTGAGACTGTCGATCTTTTGGCTATTACCGCCTGTAGTTTCGTAGCCCATTTATTGCTCCCTGAATAGGCCTGGATTCGTTCTCGAATCTGTAAACAGATCTTCCAGGTTAAAACTGTAGTTGGTAGTACGCGTCAAAGCCTCAGGAAGTATGAGGCTAGACTTCAAAGGGGCGAGGTTGGTAAATACCATGGCTAGGTAGCGAATACAATCAGCTACGTGACTGCTCCAATCGTGGACGGGACGATCCCGGTAGCAACCAAGTTTGTCGTCCCACTCTCTACGATAGGACTTCATGGCCTCTATGCCGCCCGAAGTGAGACTTCGGTTCCAGTACATAAACGGCAAGAGTTTACGAGTAGCGGCCACTCCATCGCGGAGTTTGTGATCGGGAACGAGGCGTGGACGATAGCCACGTTTGAGCGTCTGTTCCATTATGGAGCGACCTGTCTGGAGATTCTTGGCTCTCGCGTCGTGGGGAAGGTAGACGTCACGCACGTCCCGCGAGTCCATTTCATCAAGATAGTAGTCCCAGTCCATCTCATTGTTCGAGTGAATCTCATGAACGAGAATTCCTCCTGGGCCCTTCTGAAAGAAGGTGAGTACGGTATCGTCTGTATAACCAAGGTCGGCCACTACGTCAAGCGGAAGATTAGGATCAAGGGCGATCTCTTTGATTCTACCCTCTTGCTCGGCCCGCTCCATTTCTACCCCGTAGATGGCCCCTCGAAGGGCTGCGTCGAACGAGCACTCAAACTCCTGCGCGTAGTCACTCGCGTCCATCTGAGCTTTGAGTGCTGCAAGTTCGTCAGCAGATACTATTCCCGACTCTGAAGCTTTGAGGCGCATAAAGAAATGACTGGGGTCATTCTCCGCAGCCTTGGCGGTATCGTAAAAGTGGTTCTTACCCATGGGCGTGCCGGAGAACACCGCCCAACCGTGGCGGTCTGAAAGCGCGGGGCGAATAACCTGAGTATATGCACTTGGCCGTATGGAGGCGTACTCGTCCAATACGGCACCATCTAGGTACATACCACGAAGACTGTCGGCCTTCTCCGCACCGAGCAGGTAAATCTTGGCTTTGTTCTTGAGAGTAACCCGCAGTTCCGACTCGTGAGTCTGGGCTATGAGCGGGGCCGAGTAGTGCTTGAGATACTCCCAAGCGATACGCTTGGCCTGCTGATAATTGGGGGCTATGTAGGCCAACTGAGGATCAGGTAACTTACACTCTAGAGCGCCGAGAATGAGATCATTGACGAGGGCGACCGTTTTGCCGGCTCGTCGGTGGCAAACTAGCGTAGCCCAGCGAGCCTTCCTATTGTGAAACGGTATGAAGGCTTCTCGGGGTTGGTACGTAAGGTTGATTACCCCCATCGCCAACCCTTGCGTTTCTCGGGCGGAGGCTGCGAAGGCTGCGGAGGAGGCGTAGTTGGGATGGGGATATAATCCTTGATGTCTGAACCCAGCAGATCAGCAGGAGTGACGAGTTCGAACGCACCTTCTTTGCCGCGGAGGGCATCTATGAGCGCCTGTCGTTGCTTACGCGTCAGCTTTTCTTGTAAATCTCTGTCTTGACTGTCGTCCATTAGCTTCTCACGCTCCGTACCCCTTGGTTCCTCTGGGGGTACGGATTGACGTAACTATTGCGGTCGTCCCACTCTTTGTCAGACGGAGGCAGCTCCGGTACGCGTTGCGCGAGTTGCGCGAGTTGCGCGAGTTGCGCGAGTTGCTCTGCCTCGGGGGCAAGAGACCTCTGCCGTAGCGCCTGAACGAGGAACTGCAGAAACGACGGGTCAGGCTTCTCGCCAGGAGCGCGTAGCTCGCTCATTGTAGCGCGCCCCGCCCTTGCATCGCTGACCTGATTTGCATCCGCATCTTCTCGCTCTCGGTCAAGGGCGGCTGACCTAGTCCGGGATTAACTGGTCCCTCTGCACCCGGGAACCCTTGTCCGTCGAACGTATCCACTGGCGGTAGGACTCCTTGTCCTACTACACTCGGGCCGGGTGTACCCATTGCACTGACCGGTGCGGGTGCGCTAGGTGCGGCTGGTTGCTGAAGTCGCGCCGCTCGCCCATTGTCGCCCATGATCTCGCCAGTCGCACCTAGCGGGGCGGGAGGCAGTCCCGTACCTGGCGTACCTGCCACGCCCTCTGCTCCTACGGGAGGCACTCCGGCCATTGCC